ACCCAACTACCTGATTGAGAACCTAATGTATTCCATTTAGTGTCATTAGAACCTGTGTATGCTGCAAGAGCAGTATTCTTCGTATTTTGAGATGCGGTGAACTCATTAAGATTAAGAATAGATTGTGCTGAACCAGATGGGTCCAATGCATTTATTTGTGCTTCTAATTCTGCAATTTGAGCATCATACTCTACTTGATTGACAGTTGAGTCAATCATATCGCTGTTAAAACCCCTTAAACGAGAAGGGGTAATGTATCCACTATTGTTATTTGGAAATTGAGTATTGTTCTCAACCCTTAATGCTACCTTTGATAATTCGGCCATGTTAAGTTTATTTTTAGCTTGTTATTTCATATCCATCAGAGTAACCATCTGAAAAACCACCTCTATTTGGATAAGGTGATTGCGTTTGTCCTATGCCTTGGTTCATCAAATATCCTTTGCAACATCTAACATCGTATGTGTCAGAGTCTAAACAAAGGCATGCTTGCCTGCTATTCTTTGGTGAAGATAAACCTTTGGTTGGTCCTAAATATATTCCACTATTATTCTGTCTATTAACTGAATAACGAAGATTTCCGTTCCTTGAATTAGACCATTTACCAGCCATAAGTAGTGTTTATGTAATAACAACTATCACTCCGAAAATACTTATGCTTTAATTTTTTTGATTGCTTCTTTATGTAAAAGGGTATGTAAGAAGTTTGTATCTGCTTTATATGATAGGTAAAGCAAACATTTCTCCAATGGCATTTCTACTACTTCTGTAAATTTGAGTATGTCCCCATTGGCCAAATCATAGATTGAGCTATAGTGTCTCCACTTCTTTCCAAAGTTTTCTTCAGCTGGAGTGGAATATCCTCCTCCTTCATAGATTTCAGGATACCTTTCAGCAAGTCCGTTGATAAATTCAGAAAAAAAAAGAGTGTGCCCATGTGGACATCCATGCCTACATTCATCCACTTCTCTGCATCTATCTTGCCTGTATATTTTTCAATCCAATACATTCCGTTCTTTTCTTTTGTTACAGGTCTATATAAGATTGACATTATGTTTGCCCAATTCTTATCAATTGTGAATGTATCATACTTTGTTATATCTACAAACGCACCATATGCCATTTCAGACAAGTTCGGTTCAAAACCATACTTTACTCCATCTATTGTAACGAATTGCTGTAATGGTAAATCTGTGGGGTTTAACACTCTTGTCAATTCATCCTTCAACATCATATAATCATCAATAGCGATGTTACGCAAATAGATTGGGTCTAATTCGCATATGTAATAAAGAAGTAATGCAGTAGTTGCTTCTTCATCATCTTTATAGTTTTCTAATTCTTTTTGCACCTCTAACCATTTCTTTAAGGTTATATCTCCGTAAGATTGTGGTATCTTAATTGTTAGTTCCATCCCATTGTTGATTTAATATGTTATATAATTGTAAAGATAATCTTTTTACCTTTGCTTCTTCGTTTCTTAGCTTTGCATCCATCATAATCATTTTTGCTTGCAAATCTGCGTTTTCTCCTTGCAAATGCTTAGCGTAGAGTATCAACTCCCTAATTTCGGTTTCGTTCCATTGCTTTTCTTCCATAATTTATACAAATGATATTGCGTATTTACCTGCCATTATTTTCTTTGCATTCAATCTTTCCATTACCACATATCTGATTGCATCAATAGAGTGGTTATTGAAATCAATAGGGTCTTTTTCAAAAACACCATTCTTATCTTGCATCCACACATATGAATGAAATTCTTTTATTGTATTGCCTGATGCTTTCGTTACATGCAGTTTTCTTTGTTGCATCAAATCTATTCCTAATCTTATACTATCCTTTCCTTTCTTTACAGGCTTTATGTTAAATCCGGACCTGTATATTTCTTCTATCAATCTTTTCTCTGCACTATCTGCCCATATCTCTTCTCTTTCTATTCCAACGGACTTTAAGAAGTTTACTATATCCGATGTTACCATGCCCGTCTTATATAAGAACTCATGTATGTAAAGGTTATCATCTTTTTTCCAAACGCCTACTAATGTTGTAGGGTCATTAGTAAATCCAAAGTCCATACCATATGCAACAAACTCTGCATCTTCATCAGGCAAATCACAAACATTAATTGTGAATACTGTTCCAACTGCTTCGCCTGGCATACCTTCACCATATATCTTATAGTATTCTGGATTAACATCTTTTAATCTTTCTATTTCTCTTACTTGCTCTATTGGTAAGAATGGATTATCCCTGTAAGTAGACACATATATGTCTGCTTCAGGGTGTGTATGTATCTCATTAAAGATATAGTTGTTTCTTCCGAATGATGGGTTATATGCAACAATAGATTTCTTTCTTGTTCTGATGAATAGCTGAAACCAATCTTCTCTTGTCAATTCGTTTACTTCATCTACAAAAAGATAATCTCTACTACTACCTTTTCTTTTCTCTGCTGAGTCAATTGAAATAAATTCTACTATGGTATCGTTGTCAAATGTGTATGTCTTTTCAGTTTCAGACCACATATTATCATCCCATATCTCTAGCTCTTTCAGAATTGTTTGCCAATCTCTTAATATGGATACTCTCATTGATGGTAAGGACTTTCTAACTACTGATATAACTTGTCCTTCTTCGGATAATGCTTTAACCAATAACCATTGTAGTGCAGCATATGATTTGCCACTTCTAGTTCCTCCCTGTAATACTGCTATCTTCCTACTAGCTTCTATATCCTTATACGTCCTTGATGTCTTTATCTTTAGTTCCATCTACTATGTTTACACTTATCTGATGTATTCTCTGGTTCATATTTACTTCACCTGTTAAATCAATTGCTCTTTGCTTTGGTATTACATACTCTAATAACTTCATTGCAAGTTCCATTGCTTTAACTGGATCCTTTTTCTTTATCTCTTTCAAATCTGTTTGGATATTATCCAATATACCATTTACTGCTCTATTGATTGTCAATCTAGCTTCTTGCGTTGTTCTATTGGGTGATCCACTCTTTCTTCCTCTTGATAACTTATGGCCTGGTTGGAATGGCATAATAATTTATATTTGTTTAATATAATAACACACTATGCGTCAATTTGTATTTAATGGTATCAAATTGGGAATAACTCCATCCATAAAATAAAAAATGCTACTATCCAAAGGTAAACACCTAATATCAAAATGATTTCTTCGTTTTTGTAGTAATAATTTAATATCCAGTTCATTAGTTTTCTTTTCATATTATTTTATTTTAGTATTTAGAATGATTTCTTACACACCAATTCCATATGTCTTCTTCTTCATTTAATAACTTATCCATATTCATCTTTATGAACTTCTTCCATTCTTCTCTATCCATATGCTTTATGATGTTCATCCTTTCTAAAAATCTTTTCTTTGCTTCATTTGGTTTTAATGGATATGGTTTCCTTCCCATCTTTTTATTAAGTCCTAATTCTGTTTTATTTATTCTATACTTAGTCTTTTGTATTTTAGATGCGCATGCATTGCAATATGATTTTCTGTAGTGGTAGTCAAAATCTTCTTTACATACTATACATGTGTATGTTTTGATATCTGATGGATTGATTTGTTTTTTCATTTGTAACATTAATTGTCATTTACTTTATATGGGTTATCTATTACTTCTGCCAAATACTTTCTTATCTTCTTTACTGCAAGGAATGTAGTAGATTTACTTATTCCGATTTTGTTTGCTACTTCATCTAGGGTATCATCCGAACACCAATACATTTGGAATATCTTGGATTGTGGCCATAGTTTAGTTTTCTCTAATCGTTTTAGTTCTTCCATTACTTCTTCATGTATCCTTTGCATTTGCAAATCACCTTCTTCATCATAAGGTATGTCAATTTGATTATCTTTCATTGTTTCACACAACTGTATCTTATTTGATTTCTTTGTAGAATTCAAAAATCTATGTTTGATAAATTTACTACAATAAAATAAATTGTATGAGTCACCATAAAAGATTTTCTTATTTTGTTTTTCATGAAGGTATTGATAAAGTTCACTTACCAAATCTTCTGCGTTTTCTTTGTGTTTTGTTAAGTTATAGGCTACTTTCAATAACCAACTGTGATGCTTCTTATATAAAATTTGTAATCTAGTTACAAATTCCTTTGCATCGCTCAAACTTTAGCCTTTACCCACTCCCTCAAAAAGTCTAATGCTCTATTCCAATGTCCTGCTGCTGAGCCGCAGTTACAAGGTTGTGGTTCTTTTACATCTCTTATTCTATTATACATTGCCCAAATGTAGCCTGTTTTATTTGTTGGCAAATGCGTTGTAATGTTTTCTAATGTTAGAGATAGTTCTACAAATTCTGAGTCTGATAATGGTGCGTATTTCATTTCTTCCATTATTTCAATGTTTTAAGTTTAGGTAATTTCATTTCTTTCTTCTCTGGTTGATTAACTTTAACAGGATTGTCCAAATTAACAAACTTCTTTACTACTTCCCAATTTGGATGATGCGGTGAGAAGCTTATTCCCATACTTGCTAAAATCATTACTAAATCATTAACTGATGAAATCTTGCTGAAATCAATTAGATATACTGCATCGTTATCTACTGGTGGTTCATTTTGCTTTAATGTAAATTGTGTGTCCATATTTGTTTTTTATAATTTAAGTCCTTCATTGTATTCTTTGCAAGTCCATTTGTTCATTGCTACTCTTCTTTCATCGCAACCACAACTTGCATAACCCATTTTAGTTGCTATTCCTGATGCTATCTCTTTTCCGAACCCAAAGGTTACTAAACCAATTAAATGTTCCAGAATTGAACCCAGGCGTATCAGACAACCTATTTTCTTAATAGTTTGGTGCATCTGTTCTAG